TTTTTGATTTTGATAAATAATTTTCTAGCATCTCTTATTCCTCTTTTGTGACTGTGACAAAGGGTCTTGATCTTATATTTTCTAAAATCTTTTCAATCTTTGATTTTCCTCTAAAAGAATAAATACCAGTAATTACAAAGCCTCTTTCCATAACTTCGGCAATTTTGACTTTCCTTTTGGTCTTACTGTTTTCAATGAGTATAATATTATTTTTTCCATTTGTAATTTATATTTTATTTTAATTTATACCAATTTTTAAAAGTTAATACTGGTCTTTGATTCTCTGTTTCTTCATATTCATAATCATAATAATCAAATACATCTTCGATATTAGCCGTTTTTAATTCTACGGCTTGCTTCAGTATTTCTGGCTTTATAAACCACTCCTCATTGATTACTAAAATGTCCCCAATGTCTCCGCCTACCCAATAGCCTGATATTGTTTCTCCATCGTCAGAGCCATCGCCCGCTTGAAATTCTGTCCCTTCATCTGATTTGCAACCTTTAGGTTTTCGGTTTTCATATTTATAAAAGCATGTATCTGAATATCCTGATCTTTCTAGTAGCTCGATTAATAAATCATTTGTTGCTTTGTTATATGCTTTTAGTAAGTCTTGTGTTTTAGTGCAGAATTTCATAGTTTTTTTATTTAAGTTTTAAGGGAGGTTTTTTATTTATCCTCCCTCTTATATTATAGCTTTGAACTGCCATATATTTTTAAAACATCTTTTGCTAAATTTTGAATAATAACTACTGATATCCTTGATGTTCCGTCAATCGTTGTTTTTGTTACTTCTTCAAATCTACTAATAAAATTATCCATTCTTTCTACTGTGAAGTTTTGTAGCAGTCTTTTTGCCACTATTTTTAATTCTTTTAATTTTTTTGTGTTAGTCATAGTTTTTTTATTTAAGTTTTAATTTGCCTTGATCAATTACAACTGCACCCATACGAATCCACAAATCAACTACTTTAGTTAAATTGCGTGATATATTATTTAGATTCACTTGTGATTCTTTGAGTGCGATTGCTAAATTTCTGCGACTTTTAATTTTCATAGTTTTTTTAATTTAAGTTAAAATTTAATTAATTACTAAGCTAAGTATAAACAGGTAATTCTAAAGTGTCAAGTAAAATATTTATTTTTATTTTCCCCTTTTTTTTATGGTATTTGACGCACTTCTTCTTCTCTTTCTTGATCTATCTCATTTAACCAATTTTCTATCTCTGTTTTTAATTCATCTATTTCTTTTTGTGCTTCTTCTTCTGATAAATAATAATTATAAGTTAAGTTAGCTTCCCTCATTTTATATCCTTGTTCTTTGTATTTAACTAAGGGAAATATGGTTTTGTCATAAAAATCATTGAAATTAGTTTTTATAAAAATAGGTGAGACGCAATAATCAGAATAATAACCTTGATGTAGTTCTATTTCTATATGGTCAATAGCTTGTTTTAATTCTTTTGCAAATTCTTTTTTACAATAGCAATCATTTCTGATAGACTCTAATCTATCAGTACTAAACAAATCTTCCAGATCAAAAAAAATAATTGTGTTTTTTGGTCTTTCTGCTTGTAATGAGCGTAATATTATTTTTTTCATAGTTTTTCATTTGGTGACGCATCTTTGGAATTCTACCAAACCTTTCTAAATCATGAATTTAGACTGCTCCGCAGAGCTGACCGCCATATTTTTAATATAATTTTAATTTAACTCTTTTATCTATTTCCGCCATTCTTTCAGGTTTTAATAAACTTCTTACAATGTTTCTTTCTTCCTCTATTGTTTTTGACTTTCTTTTTAAGATATTTTCAAAAGTTAGTTCTATATTTTCTGGTGTAGGCTCTAAATCATTATTTACCATTTCTAAAGCAATTCTATATTGCATTTGCTTTCCTTCTGGAGTTAATTTATTATTTAAGTTAGTCATAGTTTTTTTGATTTGAGTTAAAATTTAATTAATTACTGAACTAAGTATAAACTATGGTTTTTAAAGTGTCAAGTAAAATCTTTTAAGTAAGCGTTTTTATTAATTCTCATCGATATATTATTTGATACTTAGCAATCTTTTAATCTCCTGATTTATCTTTTCTTGATAATCCTTGATATTATCAATTATTGGCTCTGATCTTAAACATAGATCATTATAATTTTTTAAATGATCAAGATCAGATAAATTATGAGTTGCTTCATCAGTAATTTTGTCAATCTCTCTATTAAAAAGAGATTGAGCAATTTCAATTTGATATTTATTGAAAATAGAATTTTGATCATTATTATTTGTCATGTTCGTTTTATTGATTTTAATTAATTACTGAACTAAGTATAAACTATGGTTTTTAAAGTGTCAAGTAAAATATAAAATAATTTTGTTTACACACGCCACACGGTGATGACTTGGCATTTTTCCCTTGTTGGATAAGGGTTTATTTTTTTTGTGTTTTTGGCTTGGAATCAATCAATTTAATGATTTCTTTGTTAATCTTTTTGTATTCTTCAAGATCTAATGATGGGAAGATGGGTAATAGCTTGTTAATTAAGCTTTTTATAATTAGGTTCTTATCTTCTAGCTTCAATAATGCCTCTAATGTTGTTGGTGATACTCTTTTAATGATTGTTTTGTTATCTAGTAAGTCCATTATTTAACTGGTGAATTAGTGTAAACATTGATGATTTTATCGTTGCCATCTCTCTCCTTGTTGGTGTATAAGTCTTTATTGTTGTTACAAAGGTCAAATATGATCCCTGCCGTTGCCTTGCCTTCATTAAGTCTTTCCTCTTTATCTGCTAGTATATGTTGCCTAACTTTTTCGATGGTACTAAAAAACTGCTGATTCTCTTGGTAATTTCTTATTGTGTTCGTGGTGCAATTAAGAAAAACTGCTAACCGCCCTAAAGTCATAGGTTTTTCATTTTCTTTTATCCAATCATAAAACTCATCTATTTTTTTTTGTAATTCTTCTGTTGATTCAAATAATAATGGCCTTCCTCCTAAGTCCTTTGCTTCTTCTGTCATTTGTTTAGATATTAATTGAAATAGCTTTATTATATATCCTTGTTCCTTAATGTCAATTTTTTCTTCCTTCTGCCTTATATTCGAATACATCTTCTATATCTAACTTTAAACAATCAAGATTTTGTTCTATTGGCAATGCAAATTCTTTTCCTGATTCCTTTTTGCTCCGCCTAACAAACTTGTTAAATAATCTTTTCATTAATTCTTTTTGTTTATCATTTGGATTAATATCGTTAGTTTCGATATATTCTGCTATAAAGGTATTTCCTAATAGCTCGACATTGTCTGATCCGTGTTTTTTTATTAGTTTATTAGTCATAGTTTTTTAATTTAAATTTTTTTAAACTCCTAGACATTTCTTGTATTCAATGCCAGTTGCTACATCGCATTTACTAATGCCATTTGCCATTCCTGAAAATCCTAGATATATTAAAAAAATCCACAATAAAGATTGTGCTGATTTATAAATTATTCTTTTCATAATTATTTATTAAATTGTTAAATTCTTTTTTCTGATCTGTTGTAGCTCTTTGATCAAAGCAAGATCCGAGTATAAATTGCTTAGCCTTAGGATTTTGCCTTACCGCCTCCAATACTATTTCAGGAGTTTTATGTAAAACAAATTGCAAAGCTAATCCATTTATTTTAACCGACTCTAAACATTCTTTTTCAGTCTGGTTGTATTTAAACATTAATTCAAAAGGGTTCATTTTTTTATTAATTTTAATTGATTACATTATTAGTGTAGTATATTAAACTATGTTAGTCAAGAATTATTTTAATTTAATTTGATCTTTAATTTCCTTTAATATTTTTTTTATTGGTTTGCTTATATGCTCCATGTTAAAAATTATTTACTGATTCTGTAAATCTTGAAAACTTACCTTCAAACTCAAAGCCGACGACCCCTGTTGCTCCGTGCCTATTTTTGGCAATTATTAACTTTCCATTATTAGAAAAATAGCCTCCGCTCTCTTCTTGGTTTTTGTCCCTGTGTAATAATATAGCAACATCCGCATCTTCTTCAATACCACCCGAACCTTTTAAATCATTAACTGTTGGCTCTTGGTTATTCTCAACTCCTTTACGGCTAATTTGTGCTAATGCTACAACTCCTACATTATACTTTTTAGCTATTTCTTTTAATCGGCTTGTGTTCTCTTTTATGGCACTAGCTTCATTAAAATTACCTTGATTTAAAAATCTTATGATCTGGATATAATCAATAAAAACCATATCTACTGGCTCTATTTCTAATTGCTTTTTGATTATGTTTTCAATCTGTGATACATTAAGAGATGATGAATCATTAACATAAATATTTAATTCTCTTAGATTCTTTTTAGCTTGTTTGATTGATTCTAATTCTGATTGATTAAATTTTCTGATTTGTAGTTTATAGCCATCAATACTAACCATATTACTAACAAATTTTAGGAATACATTTTTTTTATCAACTTCTAGTGATATAAACAGGCATTTCTTACCTGAATCACTAGCTTTTAATATCATTTGTTGAGCGATGGAAGTTTTACCAACGGAAGGTCTAGCACCAATTACAACTAATTGCTTCTTATAAAAACCGCCATTTAATATATTATTTAATTTATTAAAACCTGTTGTTACAAAATCATTATCTAGTAAACTCCTTTCATCATTTTCAATATCAGTAATTACCTCTGATATATGTTGCACCTTTTGAACTGGATTATTACTATCCAATTTTAGCATATCGTTCTGTAATTTAGAAGATAAATAATCAAAATTCTTGTCTTGTAATGACTCCTTGCAATTCTCAATCAAAACTTCTAATTCTCTTTTTTTCCACAGCTCAATTAGTGTTTTTGCATAACCTCTTATATCGGCAGTTCCACTTGCTAATTGTATTAATATTGAAAGGTATTTACTGCCCCCTAGGTGCTTAAAAGCTACATTATTTAAGCAACCCTTTAGGGTTACAGGGTCAGCAGTTCCGCCTTCTTTTCCTATTCTTATAAACTCCCTCCAGATAATCTTATGCTCTTCATAATAAAAATGCTTTTCTTCTAAAATATCAGCTATATTTAGAAGTAGGCTATTATTCATTATAGCAGATCCGATTATTACTTGCTCTGCTTCTATGTTCTCGTATTTAGTCATTGCTTTTTTTATTAATAGCTTTTTCTCTATAAATCTGATTATGTAACTCTTTAATCTCCATATCCAGATCTACTAATTGATTAATCAATTTGTTAGAATCGTAATTTTTTAACCTTTTTTCTTGTGCTTCCTGTTTATCGTTAAGGTCATTTATATATTTTATAGACTCTTTAGATGTTCTAATTCCTTTTCCTTGTGTATCTTTTAACCAGTCGTTAAATTCTAATTGTATTTTTATGAGTTCTGAAGTTGGGTCATTGTTTATGTCGTGAGCTATTTTTTGCCTCTTTTCCTCCATTTCTAACAACATTTTTTCTAGTATTTTTATTTTATATGTCATAATTATTTTAATTTAAGGTTAATAAATATATTCAATTTCTTTAATTCCAAAATTATCTTTTACAATTTTTCTAATTTCTCGTTTCTGATCTTTTGGCAAATTATTAAGTTTTTCTTTATTT